GCTGATGCTGATTCGCTATTCGCTGTTGCAAAAATTATAGATGTAGGATTAGAGGTAGCATCAAACGTGGCTTCCGCCATAGCGTATATGCTACCCCCAATTAATATAGCATCTCCACCGCTTGCATCACTTGATGCAGCAAATGATAAACGTCCTAAAATATCTGATTCAATTATATCAGAATCAGATGTTTGTAAAGTTATGGATTGAGCCATTTATTACACTATATACCAATTTGTTCCATCGGAAACAAAACTTAAAGATTCATATTGATAGTATAGAACTTTAGAGGTTGCCCCATCTATAGTCTCAGAACTATTTCTTAATATTGTTACTGGACCAGCACCGCTATCGATTTTCTTAACAAAAACCATCTTACCAGATACAGGCGCTGGCAATTTTACACTTATGCCAGATACACCACCAGTAACTAAGTTTATATCAGCGGTTATTATTTCATTATTTACGAATGTACTATCTATAGTTCTTTGTACTTTATCTTCTGTAACTGAACTTGTTGCTAATTTTGCATTTGTTATCCCGCTATCCTTAACACGTACTGTGTCGCTAACAATCTCTATTGTTGAATTATCTACTAAAATATCAATAGTATAAGTATCGGTAGCTCCTATAGTTGTTATAATACCAGAACCACCAAGTATCGATAATGTATCACCATCATTCAGTGTTTGCGCTGTGCCATTGTCTGCTGATAATGTGTAAACACCGCTACCAATATTAAAATATGTTGTTCCGTCATTTGTAAATCGCCATTTATCTACGCCTTCATCATAAATTAATGAGACATTTGGTTGATTGCCACGTTCAACTTCTAATCCAGCATCTATTGATGGTTCCCCCGTAACATTCTTATTAAGAAGAACTATATTATCTTCTATTGCAAGAGTTTCAGTATTTAATACTACTTGAGTACCTTGTACTGTTAAATTTCCACTAATTAACAAATCTTTCTTAAGAGTGACATCGCCATCAGAAAGTATTGTTATTGCGTCAGGAGTGCTAGAAGAGCCAATATTTCCACTGTTAGAAATTAATACATTATCTACAACTATACGATTATTAGTTGAATCATAAACAAAGTTAGATGATGCTTCAAATGTTTGGTCAGTAGATGGATTACCGAAGTAAACAATACCAGATGGTCTAAGTGGATTATCTTGGTGTGGGGCGTAAGACATATTATTATTCTCCGTTTATTTTGGGGGTTTCTATAGATAAATACACTAAATAATGTACCAGTTATTACTATTAGAAACTAAAGTTAATGATGTATTTTTATATCTCATTTCTATATTGGGATTAGAATCTATAAGATTTCCACCTTGAGAAACAATGTTTGCATAATAATTTCCAGTAGAACTTACCATTTTAAATGTTAATGATTTTCCATTCATATCGCTTGCTAGTGGCAAAGTAGCCACCACATTATTTGTATTACAATTTACCAAAACTATGTCATCCAAAGCAGAAATTGAGCTATTTGATGTAATTGTTCTAAAATGCCTAATATTTGATGTTACTATAGTNCCATCTGGCAAAACTATTCCAGCATATGTTCCGTCTGGAGCGATTGCAAAACCTTGAGAATTTAACAAAAAGGCTTTTGATGCAGGATATGTGCAAAATACAACAGATAATCCAACTAAACTAATTCTTTGATTATTATTAGTACTATCTAATATTTCATCTCTTGATAGCGAGTTATTACTAGCTGTATATGTCCCAATACCAATTTCAAAATTTGCGCCATTTTCAATGGTATAATATGTGGAGTTTCCATTTCCAATACCATCACTAAACGATTGAAATCCAGAAAATGTATCCTGTAATTGGATTTGGAGGCCATTTCCCTCTGTTAAGGTTATTTCTTTTACCCTATCAGCTAGTTTAAACATAATTAACCCTTTTCTGCTCTATATATAGCAATCTTGATGATTTTTTTTGCAGCGTAGGCAAAAAAGGGTAAATGTCTTTTTTCGGCTTCTTCTTTTAGCCACGCNACTATGGTATCTATATTATTTTTACACCATTCNACCCCTTTATCGTTCATATATTTTGCTTTTCTNTTACAAGAACAATTTGGACTAGAATTTATGTTAAACCAAGATAATATCTTTTTTAGTTCTGTTCCAACGCCTTTTCCTAGCTTTTCGTACATTTCTGCATCATCTATCTTCTTATAAGATGGATGGTCATAATTTTCTTCTTTTGGTTTTGGATATGCTGGGTGATCTACATCTACTACCCAAATATCCCCATCTTGTTTTATAACACAGGGCATAACGTCTTCTAAAAGATACCCCCTCTGTTGACATCTAATAATAAGATAATCTTTGTGTACTGTGTATGTCTTCATATAATTCCCTATGGAATAAATGTAAAAGTATTGCTATATTTTTTCTCTGGACTATTAATGAATACTCTATATTGAGTTAATTCGTTTCTTACTATTGGATCATAAACTGTTATTAGTTTATCTGAATCTGCTTCTGTAAGCTGTATAATTCTCGTTGTGCATGAATTGTTAACCACTTTCTCAATAAAATACGTGTACTTTGTATTATAGTATGTTTTTGCCTTAAAAGTCAATTTGCTTTTATTTAAATTTGGACTTATTGTTTCTTTGACTACAGATAAATTCTGTGTAAATATAACCGTATTTGGATGTGGCGTGGTTGTTGTTATTCTATTAATCTCTGATTCTGTATAAAAATCCTCTAAAGGAACGCATATACAAAAATCTAGATTTCCACTAGTTCCAACACCACTACACGAATGTAAACTACTTATTTGAATGTCTGTTGGTAATTGATCACAACAAGGTTGATTATTATAATCACATATACTATTAAACTCTAAAATTAATGCGTTGTCATATAAATCTATTTCGCTTTCACTAGTTAAGACTAAAGAGGGCTTGTCTATTAAAGCACTACTTCTAATTTTCGTTTTCTGATTTAGGCCACCAAAGAGTTTATGGGCCAATATTTGTTTTGTGTTTTTTTCTTTTATAGTTATTGATATAACATTTTCTATTGATATTCTCTCAAATATATTAGAATTAATGTATACCACNAAGTTTTTTGCTGTTACATGATCTTTTATTATGTTGGANACTGTAATAAATTTTTGTTCTCTAAATAGTAGTATTTCTCTATCATGAATTAAATCAACGTGAGATTCTTGNNCATCGTCTTTGATCATTATCTTTAAGCCACGATTAGAATCAAAAAAACTGCCTTTTGGCAAAGTTACTATACCGCAGTCACATATATCTAAATTTGTTCTATCAATAATAATTGAAAATGGACTATCTGTAGTTGTAGTGGTTGTTGTAGTTGTGGCAACTACTCTTGTATATTCAAACGTATCACTAACTATCAAGCCACTTTTTAATACTGCTGATACTGTTATATCATATGGCAAATTGAAAATTGGTAAATTGTTGATATCTAAATTATAAGTAGTGATGGTATAAGAAACATTAACACTTGATGCAGATTGGCTGTTTTGTATTTTCCACTGTATTCTGTATTTATCTATTTCTGATGAAAGGATATTTTGAGTAGACCAATTTATACTTAATTGATTATTCACCAAATTATAGCTATTTACTTCTAATACTGGAGCAAGCGTTGTCGTTGTTGTAGTAGTGGATGTAGGAAATACTATTGGAACTGGTGTTGTTGGTGTTGTTATTGTAGTTGTGGTTGTACTAGTTGTGCTACTTGTTGTAGTGGTACTAGTTGTTGTGCTACTAGTTGTTGATGTTGTTGTGCTTGTAGTAGTCGTTGTATTGTTATTCTGAGCAATGTTTATAATACCAAACATATTAGAATGAAATTGACATATATAAAACAACTGACTTGGCGCATCTTGTGGAATTACAAAAGTTAATGTGCCATTTTCTATGCCGTTATTTGTTATTCCATTGTTATATATCTGTGCTGTTCCGGTTACTGGATTTGTTTTAATCCAAAACGGGTGACCATTTGCAATAATGTTAAAAACTAAAGTATCTCCAACGCTAACGTTAAGTGTGGGATTATCAGAAGGTAATCCAGTAAATCTATAAGATGTATTCTGGTTATTAATAACGAAATAATTATAAGTAGCCATAAATTACCTATGGTAATGGATTAAATTGTGATCCACAAGAAATTACATCAATAATTTCATTATGGAATGTTTCCTGACAATCGCCATTACTGTCTTTTGGTAGACATGGGGCAAAAAATTCTGTAATTGTTAGTCCGCATTCAGATCCATACATATCATCTAATGTTGCATTNNCAGAAGCNTTATTGTACTCTCTAATAATCTCCATAACCTGTTCATTTGTTAGACCGCAGCACGTACTAAATATNAGTTGTTGATAACTATTTGCGCTTGGTGTGCAAGCACCTCCAGCGCCCTCTACGCAGTCTAATACCTGTTGACAAATAATGTATATGGAATTATCGCATGGTGGAGGAGTAGTGGTAGTTGTAGTTGTTGTTGTTGGAACCGGATCTGGAGATCTTAACTCAAGATCTATCGTTCCGCCACCAACTGGAACAATTATTGGCACACTTATATTACCATTTATATTTGAAGTTCTGTTTACGGTAATTGGATTTGATCCAGTTAAACTCACCATATCTGCTGGATTTTGACTATCTATAAATACTGTTGGTTTGTTATTATCTCGATATTCATATCCACTAAATACCGCATATGAGAAAGTATTAAATGTTAATCCAGCTACTGATGAGAATGTGTATGTAGACACTTCGTTATACCCCGCTGGATCTGTATTACTTGGATTATTGAGCGTTACGTTATTTACCTTATTAAGCATATTAACTGTTATGCTATACTGTGGTGGTGGAGCGGTTGTCGTAGTTGTATTAGTTGCTCCATTTAGTACAACCGTTGCTAAACCTCCACCGGCTGGCATAGAGGTTAATGTGACAACTACTTGTTTTTGATTATTAACATTGTTCATTGTAACATTTATCACATTTGAAGTGGGTATTGCCTGAATATTTTCTAAAACTAGAGATCCGTTTGGAATTAAAAAGAAAAATTGTTGTAAATTAATATTATTTTGTGCTTTGTTGATGAACGTCAATTGATTTACTGTAGTTGTTGATTGTGGCACATTATTTTGTATAATAACATTGTAAGCAAACTGTGGTGGTGGAGTTGTTGTTGTTGTTCCAAAATATAAAGTTGTGTATACTCTATCATCTCTTTCACTATTTATTATGTCTTTTCTAAGATAAAGTATTAGAAATACATCTCCACGAACACGTTCATCATTCTCATCTAACTCATTAGGATCTTCTATAAGAAGATAATTAGATACAGTTTGATTAGCATAAACGCTTGTAACTTGATAATCGTATAAAGAAGAAAATAAATCTGTATTATGTTGAGACGGTTTTATGTTTGATGTTTTTGTGTTCTTTATTAAGAATAATCCTCCAACATCTCCAGTAAAACTATAGTTATTGTGGTAAATTATACTTTCCGTGCTAGCCGTTATTGAATAACTAATAGTTCCACCATTATTTACTTGCATCCATAAGGCGTTATAATCTCCATGAGTTCCGCCTATAGCAGCAATAGCTGGATTTTCTGCCTTTCCTTCTCCTACAAAGAAATAATCGTCAAATGGAGTTATTATACCCGTTGGAGCAAATTGGCCCCAAGCTGCCTTAATTGGCCCATTTGCTCTAAAAGAAAATGCTGGTCCAGATCCATCTTTTGGTCTAGATATAGGAGCAAAACAGTTTACAAAGTCTATTTCTAATGTTTCAACAATTTTATTAAACCTCTGACTCAAAAAATAATCTTCCGCGACAACGTTTAACAATATTTTTTCTTCATTTTCCATATACTTAGTTAAATATAGATCGTCACCCTCTAGAGCAAAATAATTTTTATAAGGTCCGTCTAAATATAGTTTTTGAGGTCCACAAGAATTAATCAAATTGAGTTTTCCAATTTTCATTTTAATTTCTTCTGTGGCCGGTATTGCTGTAGTTGTAGTAGTTGTTGTGGTTGTTGTTGCTGAACCCGATAAATCTGTTGCCCAATAAATTGTNGCATTGTCTTTGGCTTCGTCCATTTGAACAATATGACCAGTAAATGGNGTATCTAGNGCAATATTGTTAAGTATAAAAGTTTTAGGAACTGTTGATGATATGCTTTCATCATTCATTGCTTCAACATATAATAATTCAGAAGATTTTGAGAAAACTAGAAAATCTTTCTCTATTTTAAGCGGGGATATAGTAAATAATCCAGCAGAAGCATTGTTTGAAAAAGAGAACGATCTTTTAGTTGGAATAGATTGTAATAAATGAAACCATTCAGCAATTATTAATCCAGATCCACCACCCACCCTATTAATCAATCTTTGCTGTCTATTGTCTGGCATTTTAACTCCACCGAACGCGCTATATGATGGAATTAAAACATAAAGGTTAAAATCTGTATTTTGATCTTGAAAACTTTCTTCTAAATACCAAGGCTCAGATAGTATTACCGAAGAAAAAATTTGTAAACTACTCAATAAAGATGCCAACCTGTTATCAAAAATCGTATTAGTTGTTTTGATGATAGAAACAGTTCTTCCGCTATAAAAATATATATTGTTATTTCTTGTAGCCCACAGACAAGCATTTAAAAACAATCTTACAAATAAAGACTCATTTTCATTGCTAGCTATGTTTTCATAGTTAATAGCCTTAGTGAATGCCGCAACCTTTCCGCTCCCATACTTCCATCCAGCTAATCCTACGGTTTGTTGTGACATCATACACCTACAATCTTATCTCTAGTTCCAAAATCAATCATATAATAGTATGTTTGTCCATTAAGCGCCGTAACAGCCCCAACATCACGAAACATAAAATCTGTAATTAGTTTTGAAAAGATATTCTCTTTGTTATTTTGCGTTATGTATTGGCTAAACTTAAAAGATGTAAATCCNCTAATGGACTCTGAGCCAGCTTTTCCATANATATTTACGTTNTTCATGTTACATATATAATCTAGTGTTATTGACATTTCTATNGTACTTCCTAGNACATTAAATGTATAACTTTGTCCAATCTCATTAATAACTACATTTGGATAAAAAAGTTTATATGTTGTAACATCAAAATATGTGTTTTCTTTGACATATAACTTTAAGTTATGATTACTAGCTAAAGAATTTATATATGTTAATGAGTCATCTGAATTTCTTCCAATCTCAAAATACACACCATTATACCAAGGTTTTCCAGAAATTATTAATGTCTGTGAAGTTGTTCCTGTAATTTCTGTTGGAAATGGCTTTGTAGCAAAAAAGATTTGTAATGGATTTAATAGTCTTTGCGTTAATATTGGTTGAACATCTCTACCGTTTGTAACTGTAAATGGCGCACTATTATATATTGAACTGCATAGCGGTGGTATCGTAGTAACCGTTGTTGTTGTTGCAGTGGTTGTTGTTGTTTCTGTTGCAGATCCAGTAAATCCAATAGTAGCAATGCTTTGTGGTTTTGGTGGCATTATAAATGGAATATCATAATCTACTCTTTTTCTGTCTGATGAAATTACAACTGTNGCAGATTCTTCTTCAATATAAGTAGCATCTACGCCAAANGTAGAGATTAATGGAGCGTTATAAAAAACATAATTACCAGAACTATAAATACTCAATTTAACAGATCTAGAGGAGTTTTCTGGAGCATAAATAGTTTGTTGTTCTTGATCTAGCGTTGCATACTCTAATCTTCTGTCTAGAAAATCAAAATCAAATCTAACAAAAGATGGAGATAAAGTTGTTGTTGTGGTTGTTATTGGTATGCCATTTATTTGTTCTGCTTGACCAAAACCAACGTTATTTTTTGCACTAACTAAAAATAGATAATTTTGTTGATTTGTTAAATTTTCTACCGTGTACGTGTAATATAAAACATTATCTATATTTACTGTGCTTAGTTGGCCNANCGGTATTGTTANTGTGTTCTGTGTAACGTCATTTAATTTAACTTCTATTTTGTAATGTGTGATATTAGATGTGCCACTATCTGACGGTGCTATCCACCTAAGAGTAACAGCTTGAAATAGATTAATTCTATTTAGTGACTGAACTTTTGAAGGAACTCTTGGAGCAATAGTTGTAGTAGTTGTTGGTGGAGGCGTTGTAACTGGTATATATGAAATAATACAGACCCCTTTTCCACCTATCCCGCCATTTCCAGCACCTCCACCACCAGTATTAGCCACTCCATTTTTATTATTAGTTCCACCACCACCACCAACGCTTGGTTGTATAATTTGATTTGTAAATGGATCTCCTGCCCCGCCGCCGCCATAAGCGTTATATGTTAAGCCGCCATCATAAGTTATTATTGCTCCATCTCCACCCCTACCAGCATTTAAAGATATTCCATTTTCTACTATTGGAACGCTTTGACCTCTTTCTCCAGCGCCACCACCTCCTCCTCCACCAACATTTCCAATAGAAGCTCCACCGTTATTGCCACCTAGCCCAATTGCACCCAATGAATTACTTCTTCCTCCAGCACCACCCCCATTACCGCCCGTTTTAGCATTATTAGTAAATGCAGATCCGCCACCACCACCACCATTAGTTTTTATGCCTATTTTTGGTATACTAGTATCTTTACCATTAAGACCCGTAAGACCTCCACTACCTATTACAATATCGTAAGATCCCGCTGGAAACTTATATGACGAAAATTTTACTTGACCTCCACCGCCACCCCCACCTCCATCAAAAGCTCCACCGCCACCACCACCGGCGACTAATAAAAAGTTAATTTCGGCATAATCAAAATTTTGATTTGGATATGGTACTATAGAAAATACCCCGTCGTTATAGAATTTGTGTACAATTAAATTATTAGTTACAATTTTTTCATTCCCACCAAATGCATTAAAATACATTGGCGGTTTTGTTGTTTGTATTGTTGGACAAAGTATGTTACTACCACTATTAGGAATAAGAACATATTGCAATAGATCTGCGATATCTTCTGTTATCGGTGGCGTTGTAGTAACAGTTGTTGTTGTTTGCGTTGTTGTAAACGTTAAATATGGACGATCTTGTGGCGCTGATCTTACTCTTCTAGATCTTTGTTCTTCACGAAAACATCCTGTTGGTTCGCAATTCGAAGCCATTATACATCCTCATTAGGGAGCGCCGGTTATAGATATTGGTCTATATTCATTATTTACCTTAATGGCAATGACATAATCTCCCTTACGAACATTTAGATAAGGATCTCTCAAAACTATTTCTATCAAATTTGCTTGTGGCGGATTAGCTGGAGCGTTAACAAATGTATTATTTTGAACTATTTTCTTACGCACAAAGAACTTGAGAGGTTGATCTGTAAATGAATTTGGTAGATCTGAAGGTCTAATATCTGCTTCTACTATACCTTCAATTATCAAATCATCAAATTTTGTCTTTAAGGTATTCAGCTCTGAATAATTTTGCGTTATCGTATTATTTATTGTGCTAACATTTCCTTGTAATGTGCTAATTGTCTCCAAAAAGCTAGCATCATTTATTGATGTGTTGTTTGAAAAACGTATGCTTCCTTTTACTCTTAAATCGCCATTAATTTGTGCATACGGCCTAGATGATGATGCAAAGTTCTCTGTATTTGTTAGTGGCGCGTTATTATGATTTAATATTACAAGAGAGTTTTCTTGGTCATTGCTTCCACTAAACTTAATAGAAAATGAAGATCCACCATTCTGTGACGCATTATCTTTTACTAGTAAGTAATTAGTATATAGATTAGTATATTTTGTTGCTGTTTCTTTAAGTCTTAAATATCCATTAACATTTAGATGTTTATTAGATACTAAGCTGCCTTCTAGCAATGGAGTTGTATCATATCCCAATAAGAACGTTTCAGAATATGTTCCAGTTTGTGCTAAATTACTACCTATAAAAATATTTTTTGATTGAGTTGTTACAGCTAGCCCATTATTAGAACCGACAAAGACATTTGTTGATCCTGTAGTTACATTTTTACCAGCACGATAGCCAATAGATGTATTATCGTCACCGGTTGTTAACTTCGATAATCCTTCATATCCTATAGATGTATTTCTAACTGTAGAACTTGTTAAGTTTGTTCTTAATTCTGGAGATCTAATGCCACCAAATGTATTACCTAGATCATCAAGACTTAAAGGCTTATCAACTATAGAACCGTCTGCGCTAGATGCTGTTAGGTCAACTGTAAATAAATTACCGCTACTATCTAAAAATGATAATGTTGAAGACTGTAACTCATTGTCTTCTAAATGTCTTACAAATAAATATCCATATCCAGATACCGCAACTGGAACACCGCTAGATTCATGAAATGCTATATTAGCTTCTGTATTATCTTCACTACCTATCGACATCATTGCGTTGATTGTNTTCTTATTCAATATNTGTATAGTGCCATCGTCATCATTAATCGTCAATGAATCGCTAGTAACACCATCGTTGTATGTTGTAACATACATAGACCCACTATTCTTAATGTATTCAAATGATATTCCATAATGTAAGCAATTTTCCGCTCCTAACAATTGTATTCCAGCTTTACTATCATTATTATTTTCTGCTGTTATTCTAGCGATGGCGTTTCCAGTGCTTCTAATATTGAATATTGTATCTGGAAGCATTGACTCAGCATAATTAAAGTTACTTATACCAACATAACCCTCTGTCTCGTCTTGCATAAGAGTAAAGCATCTTTTTGCAAATGAGGTATTATTGTATGATGAAATTATATATCTGTGTGGCCTTTGCCCAACTTGCTCGTTAAAGAAGTTTGGTGGTTCTAAAAACGAATTAGCAATATATCCAGTTTTAAATCCTGTTACAATCTCAGATCCAAGATTATCTAAGTTGTAATTACTAGTATTAGTCAAAAACTTAGTAAATAAGTTAACTCCAGAATGTGGAGATTGTATAGATATTTCATATGGATTCAACTGACCGCTAGCGCATACAAAGTTTATATCGCCAATACCAACTAAAGTGTTTGGTGTATCTATATCATTTTCTTGTGCCAAATAAACAGTACCACTATTAATAAATAATCCTAATCCATCTTCATAAGTAACTAATGCTATTTTTTCTTTATTTATTACTCTATCTGTTTTAACATGCCTACCCTCTTCAGTTTGAATACTAATATTACTAAACCAAGAATTTCTACTATACTCATCATCAACAGATAAATTATCCCACGAAGAATCGCTAGATCTAAATGTAAATTCGTAATTTCTCAAATAATCTAAACCGCTGGCACCTATTTCAAATCCAGCGCCGTTCAATTCTTCGTCTAATAAATATGGTTGTGGTTCTTTATACGACCCGCTTGCTACAAAATGATCATATAGAGATGTTGCCCCACCGCCGTCTATAACTGTAATATCTCCAGTAGACGCCAAGAATAATGTTTTATGTCTATAGTGTTCATGTTCTTGGGCTTGATATTTTTTAAAGTGTCCAACTCCGTCACAATACAAATTGTAAGTATATGCATTAAGCCATCTATCTCTAGTATCTCCAAGATTAAATACAACATCTGTCTTTGGCAATACATGTCCACTTGCTAAAATTCTTCCAATTGTATTTACCGGTCCAGTTGTCACTGCACCTTTTAGCGTCGAAACTCCGCTAACAACAAAATTATCAACTACATTCAAGCTTCCGTCAATATCTAATGTATTACTAAGAAAAAATCTATTTGAGTTATAAACAAAGTTATTTGCTTCTGGAAATACTATAGACGAATAAAGATATAAGTTATTAAAACGAAAATTATTTGATCCAAGATTATAACTATTGGTTACGTGTGGTATTGTATGACCACCTATTTGTAGCGTGGCACCTTCGTGTAGATCACGAATACCTATACCTAATCTCAAGTTATTAGAAGATAAATCTCCTTTTAACAATGGTTTTAGTCCAGATCCTAGCGGATTGGCACAAATAAAAGATGAATCAACTGGATGTGCTGCTACGAAAAATTGATAATCTATATCTCTATCAACATAATAACCAGCACCATGACCTAGGGCGATGTTGAAATTGCCCTCTTTATTATTAGATAATGCAAAACTTCCTAATCCAATATTTCCAAAGCCATTAATAGTACTACTTAAAGAGTGAAAGCCTACACCAACGTTGTCTTCGCCATACATGTTACAGCTAAGAGCGTATGATCCAACCGCTGTGTTTTGTATGGCATCTATCTGCGAAGATAAAGCAGAATATCCAACTCCAACATTATCAACACTTCTATATCCAACGGCGTTTCTTTTTGATAGTGTTTCTTTACCAACTCTTACCGTTCTTAAATCTTCAGTAGAAATATTAAGAGCGTTGATATCATTAAATTCTGTTAACAAGCTAACAGAATCAATTAAATCAAGTAGGTTTCTTCTGATATCCTGTGGGGATATTGCCCCCACAGAATTATCTAGAATATCTCTCTTAATATTATCTACTAATACATCTTTTGGTATGATCATTTTATTACTTTAAGCTGATTTCTAGTTGAGATGGAATAAATTGTACAACATCGCCTTCACCAATAGACTTTTCTACTTCTAGTGGGGCATACATTAATATATTGCCCTGACCATAAGTAGAACTGTCCATTATTGCTACAGCTTTGATAGTACCCCAACCACCCTTACCAGCTTGTGGAAAAGTAATATTTGTGAGATTTTGAATGAATCCATTGCCATCATATTTACGATAAATTATTTCATCTGGATCTGGATTTGTACTAGAACCGGCAGAACCAATATTAGCTGGTCTATAAAAAGTTATACCGGGAAATTCTGTGAACGTATGTGTAACAGTACTTCCATTTCCAGAGTCTTGAGCTTTAGCTTCTGTTAGATATAATGGATAAACATATACACCAACATTGTTTACTGTGGTATAAACGTAGTAGGCAGAATGTGGATCATTACCAACTTCTGACCATCTGGCATTTCCATTATCTGCTGGATTTCCCAAGCTAACTCTTTCATATTGTGTATAAGTAGAAATATTTGCATTATTTGTTATGAACTGTGGAACTTCATCCATTGTAGATCCATTATCATTATCTTTTGGTACTGTATTTAATAACGCAATTGAAATGTTAGTTGGTTTTGTAAATGTCCCTGTGCGAAATAAAAAATTCAATATTTTGCCTTCAAGATAATCCGATATTGCAGACATATTCATTCTCCTTTGTCCAAAAATAACAATCTATGAGTATATACACAAAAAGCCACCCCCAAAATGCTTTGAGGGTGGCCCTGTGATTGGAACTAGATACTTACTCAGAATGAGCCGAGAATAATTCTACGATTATCTAGTACACCAAAGCCAAGCTCTGCAAAACCATAGTAACCGGCTCGCTGCTGGCGATGAAGAGTTGGATCTTCAAAGACCTGTAGCTGCTCTTTAACTGGCATTACGAAGCTATCATTTGATGATTGATCAAGACCAACAACGAGTTCTAGATCGCTACCTTGAACGTTTCCAGAAAGCTCGTTTGTGAAGAAGTCTTGATATTCTTGACCTTCGCCAAGTTCATCAAGGTCATGAAGATTTACGCCGAAGATGCGAGTAAGAGGAGCGCCACCTTCTGATGCTGTATAAATTTCACGACGAGTAACTTCGTCCACTTGATCAAGACCCCAATTGCGAACATCTTCTAGTGCTTCTGGAGAAACATAGAGATCAGTTAGACGACCACGACCAACTGAAGCGCTATTACCACCAGAATTACGACGCATAACTGTCTGCATAAGAGAAACGAGTCTCTTTGTGAAAAGACCAGCAGTAGCATCGCCGTCATAAACTAGGATGTTACGATCAACGCCAGCAGCGAGTAGTGTGTGCCAAGCGTCGTCATTCATCTTCTTTGTAAAACCAGCTTCCATCACCTGCATTGCACGACCAACGATATCCCATCGGGCTTCGCGGGCATAGCGTAGAAGATAATCTACGGACGATGCAATACTATATGTTGGAATCATAACGTAGTCGCCTTCGACTGAACGCTCTGGAATTCTACCATGACCGGGATTGGTGTAAGCAACATGCTCACCCTCAAGGCCGGGACTGATTAAATCGAGAGGAAATTCAGTTGTTGAACCAGCTTCCACGTTGATGGTTTCGAAGATATTACCAAGGATGTTACCAACGAGAACACCCTTACGTANAGGTAGTTCAAGAGCCTTNGCGAATTCACGCTGTGCAGCTTGAGCTACATTGATATCGGCATCCCCTGACTTTCGTAGGAGAGCGATAAATTCATCACTCGGTCTATTATTAATTGGCATATTCATTTCTCCTTTGTTATTTTATAGTCAGGGTAGGTTAACTTCTACTTTGGCATAACCGTCTTCGTCTTTTGTTGAGACGAATGCGCCGATTGGATTACCACTAGCAACTGTACTAACGTTGCCAGCCGTTACAGTGCATCGATAAGCGGTAGCACCCGCCGATGGTGCGCCTGTAACATTATTTGTCACGACGTAACCCTTACGTAGAACGGTTACTTTGCCGCCCTTCTGAACTTCATCCTTGTGCTGATTAAGATGAGTTCTTGTTAGATCCTTGTTAACTACATCGTTAAGAAGAATGCCAACTGGAACACCAGTTGTAGCATACTTAACAAGGTTAACACCTTGATCCATAGCAGCGCCAGAACCAGCAGTATCATATACAACTACCCCACCGCGAGTTGCGGTGCCAGCATTGTAAAAGAAGCTAATGTCTGTCTGAAGTTCATATCTATCTGATTTTAGAGCCATATTTATTTCTCCTTATATCACTTACGAAGTACGTTGTTTTCAAGCCACTCTGCTACACTAGCTCTTGTGGCTAATAGTTCGTCTACATCATCAGAAGCATCGACTAGAGTGGCTTCAGTTGTTGAAACGCCTTCTAAAAGTTCTGCAACTTTTTCTTCAGCGACAGTTTCTTCTTCTGAAGTTTGTTCTGCCTTTGGCTTTTCTTCTTTCTTCATCATCTTCTCTTTGTCTTCTGACCACTTAGCCATTTTCTTTTTCATGGCTGTGATAACTGCGTCAAAAGTTTCGTCATCGAGAGAATCATAAGTAGCTAGTGATTCTTCTACTTCAGAATCATCAAAGCCAGCATCTAAAAGACTAGCCTTTCTCATAGCCATCTTTTCCTTTTTCTTCATCATGTACATTTCTTGATCCTTCTTCTTCATTTCTTCATCCTTCATAGCAAGTGTTGCTTGAAGTTCAGAAACTGTAGCTTCTAATGTACTAATTGAAGTGTTTAAAGTTGTTATAGCTTGATCTTTTTCAGCCACTGTTGCCTCTAGCTTCGAAATAGAATCACTTTGCTCTTTCGATGTGAGTTCTTCTATTTGTGCGCGAAGAGTCTTATTTTCTTCTTTAGTAGATGCTAGCTCACTACGCATGTCAGCAAGCTGCTTCTCTAAAAGATTTGAATCTGACATAATATCATCTCCTATTTGAAAATTAGTAATATCACTAACGTTTTTTTCAGTCGAGAAAGCCCTGCTTGCATCGAGAATAATACTTCTTGGATTAGCCGGTTTGGAAACCAAACCTTTTCCAGAAAATGAAATTTCTCTTAAAGATCTACCAATTTTATAGCCTTCATACTCTCCTGTGCCGCCATATGCTCTTAGGTGTTTTGTTAAAAATGCAGAACCTTCGTTTCTCTCTAATAACTTAGAATTGCCACTATTATCTATTAACGCATAATCAAAACCAGAAAATAAACATTCCATTGAGACAAACCACTTTCCTTCTTCTATTTCAGAAATGATTTTTTCCATTCTGTCTCTGTTTTCTGGATTAGTCCAACTGTTATATATAACAGCCTCTGTGATTATATCAAACTCATTTGGTTTAACATCATCAGAAATTGGATTGCCGTTTTTGTCTACTACATAACTCCCGGTGATATGCCCTATGATATCATTTTCGTTGTGCATAAAATTAAATTGTTTGTCTTCTGGAGTATTTCTTGCCGCCCAAGTTTCTTCAGAAGAAAACACATCGTCATTTTTGTTCCATCCGGTTGATACTAATATTGATTTAATGTAGTATAAGTCTATTTGTTTTGGATTAGCACTTTCTGCTTTAATCTTTTCTATGGCTAACGAAGAATTTAAATGACTATTTTCACATAATACTGCTGGCATACAATAAGCTATACTGGCTCTTGCTTGTACAAGATCAGCTATGCCATCACGTATTTCTTGTTTAAATATTTTCATTTGTGCCTCTCTTCAACATTATACACAAAATAGCAAAAAAGTTATGTATTATCCAATTTTTGACTCTATGTAGGCACCTATGACATATTTCCTAAAAGAATCTACATCCATTTCATTGACATCAATGTTGTTTTCTTTTAATTTCAACATTATTTCTTTTGGTGCTTTAACATTAGCTTTTAATAGAGAAATAATAGTACTATTTTCTACGTTGTCATAAGCTTCTAAGTTGCTAAATATATCTAACTTCATCATTTCTAATTCTTGAAATTCTGCTTTAGTTAATTGCCTTAAATTCTTTTTTTGCTTAGTACCTAAATAAGCTTTAGTTATTAATTCAGAAACTTGATTCCAAGTTTTATCTGACCAAACTAAAATTTCAGCAACTCCGGGTTTTGACCTAGGTTGTTCAACCCTTTGTTTTCTAACCGTTTCATCTTGCTTTAGTGGAGGTCTTCCGTTTGGCTTAACTTCTGGTGGCTGACTTGTATTTTCCTTTTGTTTTTGCATTTTCATATTAAATTGATTTTGCTTGTCTATTTTCTCAAGATCGTTTTTATGATTTGCGTTATGAAATGGGCTAGCCTTTGGTGGCCCAGCGGTTTCTCTTTTTTCTAACTCTCTTTTTAGTCTAATATTCTCTATTTGTGGTATCTCCTTAAATCTTTCTAGCAATGTCTCATGACTAATTATATCACGATCTGCCAGTTGAATTAATAGATTCTTTTGTGCAGCTTCATCAGATAACGTCATTTGATCAAATAATATGTGGGCTTTATGTCTAAATCCCATAGCCTGTCTAACTATCTCAACTTCTTTTTCCCAAAATCGGACTAGTTGATCTCTACCATATTGTAGTCTTTCAAGTAATGTTTTTAGAGAAATGAAGTTATTAGTAAAACCGCCACCATTATTAGCCATACCCGTTAGTGTTGGTGGAACGCCTAATCCAGCATATATACTGTTAAGAACAGATGTATATTTTTCAGAACCTAAGAACTTATATACTTCACTGTTAGATTCTTTAAATTGTAATTCTGGACCCCAAACCAACTCCATTGTGCCTCCACCAACATTGCTAGCTAAAAT